CATCTGAGTTGGCGTCAAATCCTTCTTTTTCCACTAATTTACGATGAATGCCAAAACTAGCGTAGGTCATCGCCTCATCAGTACCGAACCAAGAATTATCCTCTGCCCAGGCTTCCGCCTTCGGATCAGGTTTTTTAGGAGGGGTAAAAGTAGGTTGTTGAACCGCCTCTTGATCTCCTTTAATTTTTTGTTCCTTAGCTTGAGTTGTAGCTAAAACACGCTGGTTGTCAACAGCTAATTTCGATAGTGACTCTTGGGCATTGACTTGGGCATCGACATCACCCGCTTCAATGGCTTTTTGTAATTCAGCCTTGACTCCTACTGTTTGCGCTTCCGTTCTAGCTTTATACTCGTCAATATAACTGCTATCGAGAGTATTCAAGCGTCCTTTTAATCTTTTATTTTCTTCTGCTACACGTTTTGCATAGTCAAAAGAGGCATTTTCCCGACGTTCTGTTTCACGAAGTTTACCAGTAAGCTTATTAATTCTGGTCTTAACGTTTTCACTGTATTCGTCGAGTTCTTCCTTGTCAGAATCTACCTTGACTTCAATTTCAGGTTCTTTTTCTGTTGATTGTTCTTTAGGACTTGAATCTTCCTTTAGTTCAATATCAACAGGATCACCTTCTGTTGGAATATCAACGACAGGTTCCGATTGCTGTATATCTTTTACTTGTTCTTCAGGCATGGTTCCTCCATGTTAAAATAAATGCAGTATATCTTCAGGATTACTGATCGTTGCTAAAATTTCATCATCGTTGAGAAGACGAATTTCTCCCCCCTCGATTTTGAGACGAGATCCGGCATATCTTCCAAATATAACCCAATCTTTTTCCTTACACCATGGTCCTTCTAAAAACTTGTCTTTGTCTTTGTATGCATCGGGTCCCATACGCAGAACATATCCGCACACGGTTGCTACTTGATGCATTTCTACCGTTTCATCGGCCAATAAGACGCCACCTTTAGTTTTCCCTGTCCCTTGATACGGTAAAACTAAAATTCTCCATCCTGTCGGTTGAGGAAGACGATCTTTTATATTTGCCGGTAAATTAGTAGGATCAATTATTTTTGTTTCTGTGGATTTTATTTTATCAAAATTTAATACCTGATTAGGTATTTCAGTTTCTTTATTCACTTTCATGCATTTTCCTTTTTTGCAAGAAGTCCTTGACTTCTTGTTCTATGTGGTCAAGGGATTTTAATTGTCCCACAAGATTTTGATAATTAGTATAATTTTCAACGCCCCCTGTCAAGAGAATGTCAGAAATATCCTGCCTTTTTGTTCGTATTATTTTATTTAACTCTTCAATGAACTCTACTACATCCATTATTTTTTCTTAAACATGTTTATTGCACCAGCACCCGCCTTAATGCCAAAGCTCGCTGAGCAGGCAATATAAAGTAAATGTTTGTAATAATTCGGGAGTGACTGTAGGGCAATAAAGCCTTTTTCAATATGATCTGTCATGCCAGGAAAAAAAACAACCACGGCAGGTGTCAGTAGGCAAATTAAAATTAGTTCGTCTTTCCATGACCCCTTCATTTGGTCCACGGCTGATGCTTCCCAGGCCACCTTTCCGGCGATCTGGTCTTCCATCAACTTGGTATCAGCTTTTATTTTTGTAAGCTTGGCTTCTTGTTTCAGTTTCTTCGTTTCAATAAAGCCACTGACGGCGCTGCTAGCAACGCCGAGCAATGGTTTAAGTAATAATCCCCACATGGGTCTAAGCTCCTCCTGAAGTCATCTTATAAACGACAAATAAAACTACTATGGCAACAATACCGGCTTTAATCCAGTCCTTCATGCCCCAGTCGCTCCATTCTTTTAGGTGAGCCCATAGATCTTTAATGAGTTTCATATTTCCTCCTTATCAAATGGGTTGAATTTTTACAGATTATGTCCAAGTAACAGTTTTACTATATCCTTTATGGCCTTGAGTTACTTTAGACTTTATCTTACCATGTTTTGGACTAGCTATAGTAACAGGTCCACCCTTATTATAATTTTTAATAACAGGTTGCCCCGTTTGCGCTGATTGTTCCTTAGCCATCTGCATTCCAGCAGGTGTGTACGGAAATTTTTGTCCTCCAACGTTTGGCATATTACCTCCTAGTGCAATGTCGGTTTTTCGACATTAGCTGCGCATTCTACAATATTCTTCATAAAGTGCATAGCATTATCTTCTCCCATTACCTCTATGTACAGCAATCGAGCCACATTTATGAACGCCCCCGCTATAAAAACAGTGTCATCAGGATGTTCCGTATGCTTCTTTGCCGTTGCATACGCTTCTTTCATAACCTTTATCGTTATATCGTCTATTGATATATCAGGCATTAATATCCTCTCTTTGCTAGTCTTGGTCTTGTTATTAAACCACCCTTAAACGCCTTCTGAGTGCTTGGTTTCCAGCCTGTTTTTCGTAATGTACCATAAATATAAGCATTTTTCTTCTCTTCACTCCAGTTTTTATTGGAAACTTGCTGTTTTAGCTTATTTTCGAGTTCTTTGGGCATTTTGTTCTCTTTTAATAGCCAAGTTCTGCCTTTGTGCCTCTTTTTTCAGTAATCTTTCCTGTGCAGCTTCAGAACGATCCATGTTTCGGTCTCCCTCAGCCTTGTCAAGGGCAACATTAGCCTTTAATTGTGCAATGTCTTCCTGAGATTGCATTTTTTCACGGTCTAAAGTGTCTTTTTGCGTCATTTTCTTTTCATCAAGTGCCTGTTTTTCACCACCTTGTTGTGCTTTCAGCTCCGCTTCATTCTTTCGAATGTCAATTTCCTGCTGTTTTAACTGAACAAGTGGATCATCACCCATTTGGTCGAACATTTCCTGTTCTTCCGCTACCATTTGCTCAATGATCTCGGCAATCTTGATGGCAACGGCACTTTCCATCTGCATTTGAAGCTGTGCCTGAATGTCTTGTGGAATCTGTCCACCATACTGTTGGGTAATTTTTTCAATTTCAGGTTGCATTTCCTCCTGTACCATCGCTCGCGCCATCAATCCAACATGTTCTGTAACATGGGCTTGCAACAATGACATAACTTGAGGATTACTTTTCACCAAGACAGATGACATAAACGCACGGTGCGCCCTGATATGAGCAGAATGATCTTGATCAGGGAACGCCGTGGGCTTTTGAGTGTTCAATGTTCCAGCGTTCTCGATCGCGGGATCGGTCGGCTGAGGCTGAGGAGGTGGTGGAAGTACCTTCTCTATGTTCTGAACACCCAATGCTGCATACATGCGGCGGTACGCCTCATGTAAATCATGCATTTCTGGACTTGACTGTGCCAATTGCAACTGTGTCTGAGCCAACGTGACACGTTGTGCCATAGAAAATATGTTTGGATCAGACACAGGAATGACATCGATACGATCGTCGAAGTCCGTTTGTTTTACCATCTGGTTGCCATTGGCAACCATGTATGGATACTCGGGAGGCAAGTATTCGGAAAAAACTTTTGCTAATAATTTGAATTCTACTTTTTGTGCATAGTGCAGTCTTTTATGGATGGCGGACATGACTTTCATGCCACGCTCCAGAATGGCCATGGTTGTTCCGACAGGTTGCTGTTGGCTTCCCGCATTCTCACCCATCATCATGTCGGCCACGCCCGCGAAGCGCCTTCCCGCTTCACTGACAAAACCTAATAGTTGAAAAAGTGTTGCACTTGGTTCCTTGTACGGAAGGGGCATCAAGGATTCACGCAGGTTTCCACCTGGTGCGTCTACATCGCGCCATTCCCCCGGACTAAGGGCTTCGTCATCATCTTTAATTCGCAACCCTCTCGCTTTAAAGCCCGCAGGGAGATTGGACAATGTACCTGCATCGATAAGTTGTCTAAGGGCTGCTGTCGCAGTTCTTGAGAGACCTCCGAGCATGTGGATAAGGCCAAAGCCGTAAAAGCCAAGGCCAGGCAAAAACTTGTAGTGCGTAAAATATTGTTTTTTCTTTCGTGTGCCATCACCCTGTCTCCAATTCCTATAGATCGATAAAACTTTTCCTGAATCTTCGTCAAGGGTAACAATATAAGGTAGCATAATGCCGGTTGGATTATCCGTTTCGTCCCTATCCTCAAATCCCGGTATATCCAAGTCAACATGCATCTCCAAAAGATTATATTCCTCTTCGCTGAATGAAACTTGCTCCACTCCGGAAATGCTGTCCTGCTTTTCCTTGGAATCGGAAACATCCACCTTGGACGGTTGCAATTCTATATCACGGTAAAATCCTGAAACTTGGTTCTTGCGTAAATCATTCTTCTTCATCTTCACGATGTGCGTAATGCGCATGCATGATTCTAAATCGGAAATAAGATACGGAACAACCAAATCCTCCGCCGGAATAAACTTTGATACGGCGCGCTCCAATTGCGCGTCATAATAAATCTTCTTGAATGCCGATCCTGCCAATGGCAGGTGAAATAGCATTTGATCGAGCTCAGGATCAAATTCCTGCATAACAGAGGTAATCTGGTAATTCATGAAATTCTTAATTCGCTCTGCCTGCTGTTCCACTTCAGGCGATGAATCGCCTAGAATTTCCGCACGAACGGGTCCGCCCGGTGGCAATAGTTCCTTGTACGCTTGTGCCTGAAACTGCGTTACCGCTTCCGCTAGTAATGGATGGGTAACTCCCGTTGCCCCTGCAAACGGCTTGGCCCTCTCCTCATACTTGAATCCTAAAAGGTCAAGTCCTTCGGTATACGTTTTTTCCCAGTCGGATCGTGAATTCTTGTCATCCTCAAAGTTACCGCGAAGGTCGGAGGAAATCTTGTCAAGGATATTGTCCTCGATCCATTCCGCTATGTTTCCTTCGAAATTTCCCTCCTGCGCGCGCATCTCTGGATTAAAGTCCAGTGTCGCGCCTCCATCCTCCTCGTTAATGATCTGAGGTCCAGCGCCATTCTGCTGTTCTTCGGGAATCTCTATTGTCTGCCCCTCCTCTTCAATGTCTAATGCGTCCCTTGGATTGGGATATAGTGCCTTGTCGACGTTAGGATAATCCTGTTGTATTTTTCTTGCCATTAGTATGCTCCTATCGGTCCTAGTACATCAAGGACGGATCGTAATGGATTATAGGGTATTGCTTCCACCAGTCCCCCATGTTTAAAGTATTGTATGTACGGTGTCAACATTTCAGGTGTCAATTCAATAAGGAAAGTTTCTTCAAATTTACCGTCAAAATTAACTTTCCCTATGGAAAATTCCGCATTCTTTTCAGCCGCTATTCTTCTCATCGTTTCTTCCGCATTTCCTCTGAAAGGGTTGCCGTTGTGATCAACGACAGTGGGACCTCCGTACTCCATATCAAACGCCACACCTTTTCCGTGCTGTTCCGTTGTCCTCCTATTCGGAGCCACCTGCATACCAAATTGATCGTCAGGAACATTCCATTTCTCCTTAACTACTTTGCTCGGGGCTACCGTGTAATGCGATGGTGCATTCTTGTTGATTTGCATAACACCGTTCTCATCAAAATAGAATCTATTCTTCGCCGCTAGGGAAATGTCGTTCTTAATCAGGGCATCGACCCATTGCTTTGTATCCTTGAGGGGAACGTTCGGGAACATTTCCTTTAACGTCATATTATCCACGCCCATATCCAATCGGGAGAGAATGGCCTCCCTTTCCTTTGACGCAAGATCAAGCTTCTTGAATACGGCAGGCGTCATGTCGTCCAAACTAAGCTTGGATGCTTTATGAAAAATTTCCTGATTCTTGGTAAGGCCTGTAATGATATCGTCAATTTCCCTTGTGGACAGTCCGAGTGGACGAACAAGGTTTCTTAGTTTTTCTTCCGTTTCTTTTAGTCGTTGTTTCGCGTTCGCCATCTGGTATGGAGCTGCGTCCACATCCTGCAAGAGGCGCATCTGCTCCTTAATATCTTTCTTGAGCTGTGTTTTTCTCTTCTGCATCAGCTGCAAGAAGTCCGACTGGATTTCACTCGCCGAATTAACTGTCACGGTTTTTCCGTTGGCCAGCTTTCCGGGCCTATCGGCCACGAGAGACCATCCGATGACATACGGCTCACCGTCCAGCTTGTTGTTGGCGGCAAAATTAACGTCGGTATTAACCTCCCTCATTTTTCCGTGGGCCTGTGTCTGACTCTTCAAATCATTGGAAATTTTTCCCGCATCACCCTTAATATCCTTGGAGTCCATCCATAGGATATGCTCCTCGGCGGTATCCGTCTTATAGCCACTAGTATGGCCGG